ATCGCTTCAGAAATTTCCTACCCCACATATGATTATTTTGGAACATTAGTCCAATTCATGGGGTCGAATCCATCAGGTCATCCATTGACCGTAGTTATTAATAGTTTAGTGAACTCGCTTTACATGCGATATGTATATTACGCAATAGCGAGAGAGAAGAGATGGTGGCGAGTGCCTAGGTTTGACCAGGTAGTGTCGCTGATGACGTACGGAGATGATAATATCATGACGGTGGCAAAAGGTTACGACGATTTTAACCACACCGCAATTGCAGCAAAACTAGCCGAAGTGGACATTAAGTACACCATGGCTGACAAGGACGCAGAATCTGTGCCCTTTGTGAATCTTGCGGACGCTTCTTTTTTGAAGCACTATGCCAAGTATGATGAGGAATTGAAGTTGTATAGGTCCCCTGTAGAGGAGGACTCAATTGCCAAGATGCTACACTCGCACAAGAAGTCGGACGTTTTGTCCATGGAACAGTCGAGTGCTGAGGCAATCCAGAACGTGGCCCTCAAATATTTTGAGTTTGGCCGGGAAGTTTACACTCAGAAAGTAGCTGAGTTGCAGAAGGTCGCCCAATTGTCGGGCATTGCTGGATACGTCGGTCCCATCATGGACTATGACGAAAGGATGAAATGGTACGTCGAGAAATTTGGTCTCGAGTCCCAGTCTGGATACAAGCACAAAGTAGAAGAGTGCACAGTGAATTCGGAGGAGGAACAGTTGCAGTTGAAGGCTATCGCTGATATGCCAATCAAGATTACTGCTAAGGAATACCACTTTCCTTATGGAAGAAGTGGAGATTTGTTGTTTACAACTGGAGAAGCGATTTTCATCGTAGAGGTCAAGTGTTGCAAGAACAATGGACCTAAATTTAGGAAGGCGAAAGCACAGGCTACCGCTTTTGGAAAAGCTTTTGAAGCTCTATATCCAAAGCTGTCTATTTATTCGCTGGTGTATACGTACGACGGTTTTACCGTCATTAGGCGTTTTAACACCAAGGTCGCAAAAGGATCTCCTCTGAGAGACGTGACCTTTCCTTTCTCTCTTTAAGAGAGGCCCAGTCTTCACTGATCACAGCAGACGTTAAATATTGCGATCCCGGCGTTGTTCCCATGCTGGAAGTTTCAAACTGAAATCAAAGAGGACTTTGTATTTTGTATATACGCACACTCGGAGGGTCTGAATTTCCTTTGTATAACCGAGTAGTGGACAGGACATTTACATATTATTCATAAAAATAGCACTGTCAAGCGTCGATTAATGCTACGCGCTTGTTATTCATAAAATGCATTACTAACTTTTATAATTTATTTAATGAGTTGGCAACTCTCTTAAAGTTGCACGTTACCGTACTAGAGTCACAGTCAAGTGTACCAGGACTAAGTACGAGTGAAAGCCGACCGTCTACGACGGAGCAAATCACATCATTTTCGGATCAAGATGCAGGTTACACAACCACGTTACATGGAACATACGACAGTACAATGGACTTAGGTCATGAAGCAAGCGCTGACCTGTCAAACTTTCTGTCTCGTCCAATTAGGCAATCAGCCCAACCGTGGGCAGTGAACAGCGAATTCTTTTACAAGTTTAATCCGTGGACAGCCTTTTGTGAGAATCCCATTGTTAGGGACAAGATCAAAAATTATGAGCTTCTTAGAATGAAGCTTCATGTCAAGGCAGTCATTTCGGCAACCCAATTCCATTATGGAAGGGCTATGGCATCATACAATCCGTATAAAAAAGATGACCAATTAACAATCGAGCGTAATTTCTTTAACGCAGATTTGGTGGCGGCATCTCAAAAACCGCATTTTTTCCTTAACCCAACCAATAACCAAGGTGGTGAACTAGAATTGCCTTTTATGTGGCATAAAAATTATCTAGAAATACCTGCTGCTGATTGGGACGACATGGGGGACATTTATGTCAAGTCGTTTGGCAATTTACTACACGCCAATTTAGGAAACGACCCTATAACCGTAACATTTTATATTTGGGCAACTGATGTCGTACTGACTGTGCCCACCTCATCGGACCCGCCACTATTAAGTCAAAGTGGTCGAGGAAGCGGAAAGCTAGGGTCCAAAAATCAGAGCAATAAGCTCTCAAATGATGAATATGGTCAAGGCATTATCTCAAAGCCTGCTGCTGCGATAGCAGAGGCTGCGGGAATACTCAAAAATGTGCCTATTATAGGACCTTATATGACAGCAACTCAAGTAGCTTCACAGAAGTTAGGTCAAGTTGCCCAAATTATGGGCTTTAGTCGACCAAACGTAATTAGTGATATAGTGCTACAGAAGCCACTCCCGGCGGGGAATTTGGCCAATACGGACGCAGCGGATGCGTGCCAAAAGCTTACATTGGATAGTAAAGCAGAGTTGACTGTAGATTCGAGGACAGCTGGGCTGTCCGGGGATGATGAGATGGGAATTTCTCACTATGTACAAAGGGAGTCATATTTAACGTCTTTTGACTGGACCCCTAGACAAACACCCGACACCTTATTGTGGAATTGTCGCGTGACTCCAATGCTCTATTCTCAATTAGACAAGGAGATCCACATGACACCTATGGCCCACATGGCCACCGCATTTGAGTCCTGGCAAGGATCTATTAGATATAGATTTCAGGTCGTCAAAAGCAACTTCCACAAAGGTCGTCTCTTAATTAGATGGGATCCAAACTTCTTTACGAGTGAAGTGAATTATAACACTAACTACTCGCGCGTTATTGATATCGCGGAAGTGGACGATTTCGAGATAGTAATCGGATGGGGGCAATCGGCCCCATGGAAAAATTGTAGCGAGCCATATTTTATGACAGCACCGTTTAAAACGGCTTCTAGGCTCAACCTTAATCCAAACGATACAAATGGAGTGCTAGAAGTAGCAGTGCTCAATGATTTAGTCAGTCCTAGTACAGACTCGAGCATATCTATCAACGTATTCGTTTCCGCCTGCGAGGATTTTAAACTCGCAGGACCCACTAATGAAAAACTCACAAATTATCACGTCTTTCCTGAACCCCTCCCTTCACAATCCGGTATTCCGGTAGAAGGAGAAGATGAAGGAGGCGAATCCGATAATCCCCTTGGAGCACCAGAAGTGGCACCAATCTTAGGTGAAGCTCCACCAGACGATCAGACGTACCTAGTGTACTATGGAGATCCCCCTTGCTCCATTAGGGAGCTATGCAAGCGCTACTGCTATACAAGAGGCTGGGCAATGCCCGCTGCCTCTGCAGATACGATGCGCATCAATGGATTACGTAACAAAAACGGTCCGTATTTCACCGGTTGGGACCCCACCGGTGTAGATGAAGCCGCGGCTGGCGGCACAAAAATTACAGTAGGTTCGTCCGCGTTCTCTAACTGGTTTCAACCCTGCTATGCAGGCGTTCGCGGAGCGTATAGAAAGAAATATATTTTCGAAAACTCTCAAGACGCAGCCCCCCTCGTTGTTAGACAAGGATACAAAAATGCAGACAACGGCAATATCTTCAGTTCTGAAGTAGCCATGTCATCGTCAACAGACACGCTAAATAAGTACCTATCATCAAGATACAACATTGGAGGAGGAGCAGGTACTGCCACTACAAATTGTGGCGTTAATAACACACTCGAAGTTGAGCTACCTTATTACAGACCCCACAGGTTTAGTCCTGCAAGGAATGTACGTGCACAAACTATGGACTGCAATTCGCATCAAGTCCGCGCACGCTCTATTAATACTTCCACTCAAAGTGTGGCACCCGTCGTCTATCAATACGACGCAGTCGGTGAAGACTTTGCATTATTCGGCTTTGTAGGAGTTCCTGTTTATTATAGGTACACTCTGAATGAGACGACTTAAGTCCGCTCACCATAAAAACTATAGTCTTGTTTATAGTATAAAATTACACAAGTTTTAACGAGTTCCGCGTAAGGAAGTTGCTCGTATGTAAAACCCGAAACTTTCGATACTATGTCTAAGTGTGAATACACATTCATAGAAACACAGGGATGGCCCCTGTGTGTGGCGCTAGCGCGTCATGAGACAACTCTCGACTCCTATTGGAGTGACCAAGTATTTTACTGTGAGTTCGTCTCACAGGTTTTGCCTAGGTCATAAATTTAAGAGTCAGAAGTCTCGCCTGTAC